TTTACAGATGGTAAGGAAGTTCAAATCGGTGACATAGTTGTTGGTCTGCGTTCTGGCGTTAATTATAGATTTGATTTTCCTAGTGATGGTATAAAAGATGCCTCTGGTAATTATTTATTTAAATATGCAGCAGCAGGCGCAGCTTCTGTAAATCACCTTAACTTTATCAATGCAGCTGCTGGTAGTAATCCTGTTCTAACTGTTGATGGCACAGATGATAATATTACGCTAACTGCCAAAGGTAAAGGAACAGGTGCATTTAATATTGGAAGTGATTTAAGTGTTAACAGCACGACTGCAATAAATGCAATTATTAATGACGATACAATGGCAACTGCCCTTGCGACTAATGTTTCAGCTGCGCTAGCTATGAAAACCTACGTATTAGCTCAAGTAGCGGCTGGTGGCTCTGGAACTGTAACAAGTGTAGCTGCTGGTTCAGGAATTACAGTAACTGGAACAGCCACGATTAATCCAACTGTCAGTCTTACAGTTCCGGTAACAGCTGCTTTAGGTGGCACAGGGTTAACAAGCTTAGGAACTGGCGTAGCTACCTGGTTCGGAACTCCATCAAGTGCAAATCTAGCTGCTGCGGTTACTGATGAGACTGGTACAGGTGCATTAGTTTTCGCAACAAGTCCATCACTAATTACTCCAGCATTAGGCACCCCAGCTTCAGGTGTTATGACAAATGCAACTGGGACAGCAGCAGGATTAACGGCAGGTAACGTAACAACTAATGCAAATTTAACTGGGGTAATAACCAGTGTTGGTAATGCTACAAGCGCATCATCTGACGTGATGTTACTGGCAACAGCCCAAGAATATACTGCTACCAAGAATTTCAATCAAACAGCACTGACAAGTAGTACTAACTCTATAGCTTGGAACTTAGCGGCTAATCAGGTTGTAACACATACAGCGACAGAAAATACTACGCTTGCTAACCCTACTAATAAAGTAGCTGGCGCGACATACATATTTACATTTGTACAAGACTCAACGCCTAGAACCTTAGCTTTTGGGAGTGAGTATTTATTCCCAGGTGGAACGGCACCGACAGTATCAACTGGATCGGGCGCGGTAGATGTTCTAAGTTTTGTATGTGATGGAACCTCAATGTTTGGAACATTCGCGCAGGACTTTAGCTAATGACGATGGTTTTCCCAGTTACATTTAACCAGAGCGGTGTAGCCGCTACTTATATAACTGCTACTGGCGGCACAATCACTACGGACGGTGATTACAAAGTCCATACGTTTAACAGTGGCTCAACTTTTACTGTTAGCACAATTGGTACAGGCAGCGCAGAATCTGATGTTGTAGATTACCTAATACTCGGCGGCGGTGGTGGTGGCGCCGGCGATAATGGTGGCGGTGGCGGCGGTGGTGGAACACTCACAGATACTGGTCTTACAGTTAGCGTTCAAGGTTACACAGTAGTTATTGGTGCCGGTGGTGCCGGTGGTCTTGTCAATGTAAATGGTACTGACGGTTCACCCAGTTCGGCTTTTGGTTTTACGGCTTTGGGTGGCGGTAAAGCTACTCAGTCAACACAAGACGGTGGAGCTGGTGGATCTGGCGGCGGTGGTGGTGGTGAGAAAAGCACTGGAACACTTGGTGGTGCTGGTAGTCAAGGCGCAGACGGTGGTGGCGGTGCTTCAGGGTTTGGTATTAATGGCGGCGGTGGCGGCGGCGGTGGTAGCGGCGATTCTGGCGTGACTGGTGTAACATCTACGAGTGGAGTAGGTGGTGCAGGTGGTGATGGAACTGCTAATACTATATCTGGCTCATCAACTTACTATGGCGGTGGCGGAGGTGGTGGTGCTACTAACTCTAATCCAACTATAGCTCCTGGTGGTTTAGGTGGTGGTGCTGATAGTGGTATAGGTACATCAGCGGTAGCGGCACCAGCCAATACTGGTGGCGGTGGCGGCGGTGCAGCCTTTAATGGTTCAACGGCTACAGCAAGCGCAGGTGGTTCTGGTATCGTTATAATTAGATATAGGTTCCAATAACCAAAAGCGATAGTGCGTTAGATGTACTATCCTATTATTAAAGATTAAGTTTAAAAAGGATTTCAAATGGCTATCAAATTTATAAAAACACAACCAATTGGACAGTCTGGTGAAACACCAAAGATTATCTACATTGACACTAATGACACCTTAGCTACTGTTACAGCTTCTGGTTATTTAAACAATACTGCTCGCACAAACCCTTTATCTGAAGGTGATGCGGTGTTAATTACTACTAAAATAACTCCAAGCGCTAAAGAGAAGCAGTTAAGTCTTTTAGATCTTAACTTAACTTCTGGTAATTGGATATTAGCTAGTATTACATCACCATCAACGGTAGCAACTATTGCTGGGACTGCTGGCAGAATTATAGTTACAGGCACGACAAATGCTGTTATAAATATTGATCCAGCTTACATTGGGTCAGCTAGTACAACTACAGTTGGTACGATCACAACAGGCACATGGAACGGCGATACCATTACAGTACCTTATGGAGGCACCGGCGCTACCTCGTTTGTTGCAAATTCCGTGATACTTGGCGGTGTTGCTCCAACTGCGGCGTTACAAAGTGTTGCGACTTTAGGTACAGTCGGACAAGTTCTGACGAGTGGGGGAGCCGGAACCGTTCCAAGCTGGACAACTATTGCTGGTGCTGGTGATATGATTCTAGCTGGTGTACAAACAGTAACTGGCGCAAAGACTTTTGACAATAATACCTTTATTCATTCTGGTAGCACAAGCGGTACAATAACTGTAAATGCTCCTGCTGTAGCTGGAACTAATACAATTACCTGGCCAGCTGCAACTGGTACGGTTGCGTTGACAAGTGATATACCATCCGATCCTGTACCGTTAGCAAACGGTGGCACAGAGAAAGCTCTTGTTGCTGATGACGGTGGTATAGTTTACTCCGATGCCGATAGCATGGAGATACTAGCAGCCGATGCTGCCGCCGGCAAGATGTTACGCTCAGGCGCAAATGCAGCACCAACATGGTCAACTGCAACCTTCCCAGATGATGCTGTAAATATAGGTCGCGTCCAAAGAGCAGATGGTACTAACTGGGTTGAATCAACATCAACTTATGCAGATGTATATAATGCAAATGAAATAGTTTTTGCAAGCTCAGTAAATGCGGTCAGTGGTTTAGCTACTGCAAATGATGGCGTATTAGTCACAGGTGCTACAGGAACTCCATCTATTAGCACAACACTGCCACCAGCGACAACCTCGAATATCACATCGCTTGGTACAATAACTACTGGTACATGGAATGCTGATACCATTACAGTGCCTTATGGCGGCACAGGAAATACTACATTTACCGCTTATTCGGTAATAGTTGGTGGTACGACAGCTACTGGAGCCTTTCAAAATGTTGTAGGCGTTGGTGCAGCTGGTGAGGTTTTAACATCTGCTGGAGCAGGTCTTATCCCTACATGGTCTGCTGCTGGTACAGGCGGTACAGTTGATAGTGTTAGTGGCACAGCATCTAGAATTGTTATTACTGGAACTGCTGCTGACCCTATTGTTAATATCGATACTGGTTACGTTGGTCAAACCTCAATAACAACACTTGGAACTGTAACAACAGGCACGTGGAATGGTACTGTAATAGGGTTAACTTATGGTGGACTAGGTAAAGCATTAACCCCTGATGACGGTGGTATTCTTTACACTGATGTTGACTCGGTAGAAGTTTTAGCGGCAACAGCAACGGCTGGTCAGATGTTACAATCTGGTTCAAACGCTGCTCCTAGCTGGTCTACTCCTACTTACCCTAGCATCTCAGGAACAGCTGGAAAAGTTCTGCGCTCAGATGGCACAAACAATGTATATTCAACGGCTACTTTTACTGACACATATGCAGCTAGCGGTTTACTGTATTCAAATGGTGCTAATACGGTAGAAGGACTAGCTAAAGTTAATAATGCGTCATTGGCAAGTGACGCTTCTGGAATACCAACATGGCTAGCCCTAACTGATGGCGAAATAGTTATTGGTTCTGCTGCTGGCGCACCCATAGCTGCAAATATTACAGGTGGTTCAGGTATAACAGTTGTTGATGGTAATAATACTATTACGATTTCAACTACACAGTCAGGTATAACTTGGAACCAGGTAGCTGGAACAACACAAGCTGCTGCGATTGATAATGGTTATATGACCCAAAATGCAGCCCAAACAACTGTTACACTACCGGCTACAGCTGCTGTATCGAGCATTGTTAAGGTACAAGGTTCTGGAGCTGGTGGTTGGTTATTATCAGCTAATACAGGTCAAACTATAGAGCTTAACGCTACAACTGGTACGACTGCTGGTGGTGATTTAGTATCTACAGATAGATATGATTTCGCTGAGGTTCAATGCATTGTTGCTGATACAACTTGGGCATTAACCAGCACGAACTCGACAGGCTTAACTACTACATAAGGATATACAATGGCTACATTTAATATGATTGGACTGTCTCTTTCAGGACAGTCTGGAACAGGTAAATTTGCTGGGGAAGTTGACGCAATACTTACGACCCCAAATATTGGAACACCATCGGCAGGTACATTAACAAGTTGCACGGGTTTACCTATATCAACAGGAGTTTCAGGGGTTGATACCGATGTTTTAACTTGGATGATAACGCCCACTAGTGCTAATTTACTAGCCGCTGTAGATACTTCTAACACTGGAACAGGCGCGTTAGTATTTGCTACAAGCCCTACATTTATTACGCCAGTTTTAGGCACGCCATCAAGCGGTAATATTTCAGCATGTACCGGCCTAGTAGTTGCTGGTGGCGGAACAGGTGTTGCTTCTACAACTGCATATGCGGTTCAATGTGGCGGCACTACGACTACTGCTGCTCATCAACCAGTAGACGGTTTAGGCACAGCTACTCAAGTTTTAACGTCAAATGGTGCGGCTGCGCTTCCAACGTGGGAAGACGCGTCTGGTGGTGGTGGGGCGACATCGAGTTTCGCGGTTAACCAGGTAGCGCATGGATTTGTAGTTGGTAAAATTTTAAAACTTAACGTCTCTACATATGAAACTGCGTTAGCTACTTCGGCTGCAAATGCTGAGGTTATAGGTATTGTTAGTGCGGTTGCCGGGGTTGATGATTTCACAGTGCAGGTCAATGGTGTGTTGTCTGGTTTAGCTGGATTAACATCTGGTACAGTTTACTTTTTATCAGAGGCAGCAGCAGGTGATGCTACAGCAACCGAACCTACAACTGTCACTGAAATTTCAAAACCTGTTTATATAGCAACTGGCACAACAACTGCGGTAATGTTAACGTACCGTGGCAATGAAATATGCTAGTAAGGGGATTTAAAAATGTCTAATACAGCAACAGGTTGTAGCAGTTCTGGTGGCACAGCTAAGCAGGTAATATCAACTACTAAGACCGATACATTTACAGCTAGTGCGGCTAGCTATGTTGATGTAACAGGATTGACAGTTGATATTACTCCATCATCTACCGGTAGTAAAATCATAGTTAAAGTGCATATAACGTCATCCAATAAGGGTTCTTTCCAGGTAATGTATAACATACTGCGAAACGGGACGGCTATTGGCTTGGGTACGGCGGCAGGGAGCAGAACGCAATCGACAGGTGGTAGTTGTATTGAGGCTAATATAACAGTTAATACAAATAATTCTGCTGTGCTAAATATGCTAGTAGTAGATGAACCTGCGTCAGTAGCATTACAAACGTATAAGATACAGGTCAAGGTTCAGTCATCTGGGGTGGCGTATATAAATAGAGCGGCTACTGATAGTAATTCAGTTAATGTGTGTCGCGGCACTAGCACAATAACCGTAATAGAGGCGGAAGAATAATGGCTAATTCAGCAACAGGATGCTCAGCAGGTGGTGGTGGCATAGTGAGTGTTAACAAGACTGATACTTTCAGTATGGCTAGCACAACTTTTGCAGACTTAACAGGGTTGTCAGCAAGTATCACACCGTCAGCAACGAGCAGTAAGATATTGGTAATAGTAAATTTAAACAATGGTGGTAATACACAGTCGCAAACTTTTGCTAGAATATTAAGAGATGCCGTTGTAATTTTAGAAGGTGACGCAGGAGGTAACAGAACACAAGCAAGTATTGGTATGACGGTAATTACACCATCATCTGACAATACAATGTCATCGGGTATAACTTATTTAGATTCACCATCATCAACTTCAGCTTTAACATACAAAGTTCAAGTTGCGGCAGAAACTGGCACTACAATTACTATTAATAAAAGTGTTAATGATGCTGATACTTCTACTATAAATAGGTCGGTGTCATCACTGACATTAATTGAGGTACTTGCATAATGGCCAATTCAGCAACAGGATGTGCATCAGGTGGTGGAGAGATATTACAAATAGTCTACGCTACTAAGGTGGATACCTTTACACTTACATCAGCAACAATGACTGATGTGCCGGGGTTATCGGTTACTATTACTCCATCATCAGCAACGAGTAAGATTTTAATTTTATCTGCATGTTGTTATGGTAGTACAAGCAACGCGCAGTCATTTCTAAACTTAGTAAAAGATGGCTCAGCTTTAATAGTTGGTGACACAGCAGGAAGTCGTACAGTATCTACAACAGGTATGCAGATGTCAGGCGCAGCTAATAATAATACTAACTCGGTTGCTATTAGTTATTTAGATTCACCAGCATCGACAATTGCAATCACATATAAGATTCAAGTATCATCACAGTCGACTGTTAGAATTAATTATAGTATTGCAGATCAAAATTCAGCTACTAATAACAGGTCATCATCAACAATTTTAGCAATGGAGATTTCGGGATAATGATAGATTACACATACCCATTAGCGCACCTGGAAAAATATAAAGGCTGCGAATGGACATTGGAAGGCGATAACTATGAAGGTTTGAAATGGTTATGTAAAGATCGCCCTAAGCCTAGCGAAGATGAACTTAAAGCTGCTTATGCCGACTGTGTTAAAGAGCATCGATATAAAGAAAATCGCAAAACTGAAATGCCACCATTACAAGATCAATTAATGGCTATGTGGCATGGTATGGACTCAGGAGAAATACCTAAGTGTGCAGTATTTTATGATGCTATTAAAGCGATTCACGTGAAATATCCTAAACCAGAGTAACTAAATTTAAAGGAATAAATTATGGCTATTAAAAATATACAAGTTAACAATATCGGTCAAGCAGGTGTCGCACCATCTTTAGTCTATATTGAGACTACAAGTACTCGCGCACAAGTTGCAGCTACAGGATTCCTAAATGGAGCAGCCCAAAAATGGGGTGTAGACTTTAATGATGAGCAATTAGCAATAGTATCAACAAAAGCTACTCCAAATGCAGCGGCTAGTAGGGTTGATGCGTATCGTTTAAGTGGTTCTGGCCAAGTATGGTCTTTAGTACCTGTGACTAACGATCCTAGTCATGTTGTTAAATATGCTGGTAAAGAAGCAGACGGTGGTGGTTCAGCAACTGTTGCAATCGCTGTAACCGGTGTATTAGCTACTGATGTGGTATTTGCACAAGTCGAAGCTAGTACTAATGCTGCAAGTGTACAGAAAGTCACACCTACAGCTGATACTGTAACTGTTATCCTATCTGCTGATCCTGGAGCAGATACTATCCTTAGTTACCAAGTATTACGCGCTTACAGTTAATTGAATGCATAGTGGTCTAGTGTTACACTTATAGTAATTGCTCCTAACCTGGCAATTAGCAACGAACCGCTCAGGGATTAAAGCCTCTTTGCGGTTTTTTATTGCCTGGAACTTCATATTCTCGATTATATTCTCGATATTCGACACCTAATTCGATACTTATGAAGATTTGATGATTATTTTAAGTGCCGAATGTTCACTAAGTTAACTATGCTATACTTAACCATATAAGGGGATGTGATGAGCAAAAAAAAGATAGCGAGCGTAATTGCGTATGTAATATTTGCGACTTACATGGCCTACCATGAAATATCTCAAATCATTGAAGGTGGTCACGATGGTACTACTTTTAGCTTTTTCAACTTTAATGATAACATTGAAATCAAAAGCAATGAGCATACTCATGAAGAAGACAAACTTTGAAGTTGCGGTAGAACATGTATTAGAGAACGAAGGCAAACTGAATCGTCATAAACATGATCCAGGTGGTGCTACTATGTATGGTATCTCGCTAAGGTATCTACAATTAGTGGAGCTAGACCTTAATTTGGATGGCAAAGTTAACGTTGAAGACATTTTGACTATAGATGCAATCATTGCTACACAGATTTATAAGCGTGAATGGTGGGATCGATACCGTTATGGTGAGATTGAAAATCTTGATGTCGCTATTAAAATATTTGATATGAGTGTATGGATGGGCGCATCACAGGCACATAAATTATTACAAATATCGATTAACCGCTTAGAAAACCCGCCAATTAAAGTGGATGGCGTATTGGGCACGGTAACACTTGGTAGAATTAACCGATTGATATATAATAATAAAGTCAAAGTATTACTAGGTGAACTTCGTGATAATTCTGTGCATTTTATTATAAATCTAATAGCTGATGACAATAAGCTGGTAGGTTTTAGGGATGGATGGTTGAAGCGAGCAGGGCAATAAATGGAAGTGTGAGGAGTGCCAAGGATGGCGCGTTATTTAAAGTCAGGACATTTAGCTGAGTCTTCAATCCAAGAAATGATTGTCGAATATATTAAGTTGTTAGGTTATGGCGATTCTGTTATGCAAATGTATAACGAAGGTGCAGGTCTAGCGAAGAAAGGTACACAGGCAATGAAGACAGGTTTACGGCTCGGAGCCAGTGATTTGTTTATTGCTGTAGCTAATAATGATAAGCATGGGTTCTTTTTAGAAATCAAAAGCCATGATGGGGTTTTAAGTCCATCACAGATTTCATTCTTACGAGATATGGACAGCCGAGGCTATTACACCGCGACTGTTTGGTCATTCGAAGAAGGGAAGGATGAGCTAGACGAATATTTACCTACAAAGTAATTACTTCTTATCTAAATCGTCCATCCTTTTCTTGATATCATCTAGATGCTTTTGAGCTTTCTTAATAATCACTTCATGCTGCTTGTTGTATCTTTTATTTCTTTTCAGAAGATTCAAAAAACACACTACATAAAATGATATTGTGCCAGCCCAAAAAGCATTTCGCCAAAATTCTGGGAAGCTAGGCATAAAATACCCAACCAACAGCCAGAATATTATTATTAAAAGTAAATTCATAATCATTCAAAATGGCACATCATTATCAAAGCCATAAGTATCATCAGTAACTGGGCGACTATTCGTTCGTGAATCATCGGGCGCTGGTTTGTTTTCACGCTTATTAGGTAATAATTTAATTTCAGAACCATTAACAGAATAAATCCACCTAGAATCATCACCATCACCAATTTTACGATTGCTAATTTCCCCCTCAACATACACTAAATCACCAACCTCAGTGTACTTTTCAGCAATATCAGCTATTTTATTAAAGAAATATACCGTGTGCCAGGTTGTAACGTCATTCTGTGTGCCCTGCGCATCTTTATATTTGCGATTAGTAGCAATTGACAGCTCTGTCATGTTTGTACCTTTCTTGGTAGTCTTAGACTTTTTATGGCCTATTCTACCCATTAGTGTAGCGCGATTAATCATTTAAGTTTCTCCGACATTAAGTGTAAATCTTTTTGCAGTATTGCTTGCTTCATTGCAAGATTATTAATCATTCCTTTAACCTTCCAATGCTCATAAAGAATCCAGCAGATGGTTCCTACACCTACCAGATTTAAAAATACAATCATTAAGCTTTCTCCAATAACATTATAAATTTCTCAGATTGCTTCTGCGTTAACTTTAAGATGTTATCAACTTTAAAGTAAGCCAACGCTTTATCAAACCGACCATTATTAAATTTCTTAGCCTCTAGTAGCGCATTGATCTTTTCGATGTTCGAAGAGCTAGCCAATTCGGTTTCCGAAGCTTCGCTAATAGCGGTAGCTTTTTCCTGTCTAACATCAACCACTTCTCCCGTGATTTGGTTGACCTCTGCCTCATCCTTAGTACTGCTACTCTTAATCGTGTCAGTAGTCGCATTCCTTTGATCTCCTAGTTGACGGTTAAGTTTATCAGTCTGTGATTTAGGCGTTATATCTATCTCATAGTCCTGAACTTCTTCAGCGACACTTACCCCTGCTAAAGCATCTGCAAAGCAATCACGTAGGGCGAAACCTCTAGCCCTCATCTGTAACATACGCTCTGGATATGATGTCCAAACACCTGCTTTCTTCCAAAGATTAGCTTTCTCAGCTTGCTTAACTGTAAATGCTTTATAAACTGGAGTGCGGCCTTTTCGTTTAATGGTACACTCAGCCCCTAAAAGTTCACCCTTCTCATTCAATAATGCCCCTTCAATAATATCTTCAAACTCAGGATGACCAGAACATACAGCAAGTAAAGCATCACCGTACATTGTAGGTTTACCATTTATAACTGCAATATTTTGCACAGCCTGGAGTGGCGATAAATTTAAACTGCGCCCCATTTCCATAGCAACCAAAACATCTTGTGGTTTATTATGATAAGACTTTGGCACCATTTGAGTCTGCGATATCATTTTCGCCATGCGATAGAAATGCTCAAAATTACCTGATGAAAGATATGAATTCTTATCTTCCCAAACTGCTATGCCTGTAGTACTCATGATTTGCTCCCTTTTAATAATAGTGTTCTGTTGCCTTTTTTAGTCGCCTTTAAAGTTACTAAAGGTTCTCCGTTGCAATCAATTAAACATGTAGCATCTTTCATGTACTCCATGATTTTATACTTATGCTCAGTTTCCATTACCTTCAATTCCTTTTGTTGTCTCTTAATATCTGCAAAGCTTGGTATGAGTAATTCTAATTCCGCATTAGCTGTTATTAGTTTCGTTACATCTTCTTTAGCGTACTTCAACTTCAAATCATCTATATTTATAGGGTTTGGCTCGATATTATTCTGTACCCATCCCCAGAAAGTATTACAAGCATCAATTATAGTCTGCTCTAATGTATAATCTCGCTTATATATAAATTCTCTGTAATCATTACCACCGAGTAGTAAAGCAATATTTGCTCCATCAGCATTAAATACACTTACATAATGCGCTACTTGTGTAAGATAAGACATCGGAATAATATCACTACCATCATCACCCCAATCTTTAGCCATAAATGCGCCTGATGATTTAGCTTCAAATACCATGTTGGTACTAGGTATAAAGCCATCAACATTCGCTCGCATAAATTCATAAAATGGGTGAATTGTAGTTTCTGGTTCTATAATTTTGACGTCATTATTCTCTTGGAATTTCTCACGAATAATTGGCTCTAATCTATGCCCCCACTCTTGTTGAGGTGTCATCTTTTGCGCAGGGATTAGTAGCCCTTTCTTCTCTAAGTAAAGTTCGTAAGGTGTTTTGTAAGTGCTTAGACCCAGGATTATCCCAACATCACTTCCACCTATGCCTTTCATGCGGTCAGCTAACTGAGATTTACTTAACATACGTCACCCCACTGAACACCAGTTTTAATGCGGCTAATTGTATCTGGATGTACCTTGTATATTTCAGATAAAACCATACGTTTAACACCTTGGTAGAGGTAGCTCTTTATGTGTTTAACATCTTGAATAGTTAGTTTAGCTTTATTGTTTCTTTCACCACTCATGGAACGCTTTTTCTTAACCATGTCAGTAGCATTGTCTTGAGCAGTTCCGATAAAGATATGATGCGGATTAACACAACCCCTGTTATCACAAGTATGGCAAGCCATTAATCCTTTAGATATTTTACCTTTATAGAATTCATAACTGACACGATGTGCCTTTAATTTTGCGTAGCTCTGGTAACCTTTTATGAAGTTAAAATCACCGTAGCCATCTTTATCTTTTGCACCTAGCCATTCCCAGCATTTATTGATATCTTCTCTGACGAATTTAGACTCAAAATGCTGCTGCATTGATACTTCAATTTTATTTGTTGGTTTTATACTTTTAGGAAGTACAATAAGTGGATTACCGTGCCTCTTAAACCTACGGAAATGCTTACTGCAATATCCGCGACCATAATGCTTTGCATTACAATTATCTACTTCACATTTTCGTTCTGGTGTTAACATTTTATATTCTCCGATTAATTTATATATGCTTTATTGTGATTAACGATTGAGATTTTATCAAGTTACTGCTATGATGTCAACTATAAAGTTACGTAAACACAAGGATAAATAAAATGACAGTTGCACAGGTATTACAACACTATGGCTCACTATACGCGGCTACAAAAGCTATAGGATTAGCAAGACAACAAGGGACTAAGTGGATTAAAATTGATCGCATTCCTATACTACAACAGTATCGCTTTGAAAAGCTAACCGATGGTAAATTAGTAGCAAAAGATGATATGCTTGAAAGATAGTTTCAACTTTAATTTAGATAGGGATATAACATGGAATCAGCACTTAAAGATGAAGTACTCGTTAAAGACGCAGTAGATGAATCAGCAGACGCAAAGGCAGCAGTAGAAGTAGCGGAAGCACTAGAAGATGTTGCACTAAATCCACATAAGGAAGCACTACTTAAAGAGCTTTCTAGATGGCAGCTTGAGCTTGGCGAGTTATCTAAACTACTTTTAGCAGCTGAAGAAGATGCTGTGTTAAGTGATTTATTATACAAGTCTCAGTGTGTAGTTACTGCTTTAGACCGTGAAGCGGTGTACTTATCTCACCTTAGTCAAGTAATGGCTGAGAGACTGAAATCTACTGAAGTTGCCAAAGATGACAAACCAGCCGACTGATGCTGATGATGAGATGGTAAAAAGGGGATTGATAGGGTGTACTTCCACTCTTAATATCCCTATTATTGGGTGCCACGCTAAATTAACAATAGATCCCTTGTGGTTGTTAGAATTTCTACACAAGAATGCTAAAGATATAAAATCCATAGAAGTAATGTTTACTGAGCGCAGTATTCAAATAGTCCATCACGATAAAAAGATAACCCCATTTAATAGTAAATGAAAAACTAATCATGGATGATTACCAAGAATTAAAACGCATGCTTAATGGTGTGTTAATCAGAGCCAAAACAATTATTGCTGCCATTGATTTTGATGATGATAGTCTTATATTAGATAGACATGTGGAAAACTGCGACCGTCTTTGTGGCGTTCTAGATATCTATGATGAGATGGATGGTAATAATGATCCTGAAACCCGAGAAATATTAACTGATTTTTTCCTAGAGTATGAATCTGTATACATGATCTTAGATCGATTTTATATTAACGATCAAAAGATACGACAACATGGATGACGTAGAAATTCTTGTTAAAGTAGAAAACTCTAAGGTGGTATTTAATGCTGTAGAGACTATGCTTTTCGAATTTAGATTAATCCTTAACGATCCAGAAATAGCCCTAAGTGAAAAAGCTGCTGTAATGGAATGCCTAGATATGCTTGTTGCTACAATGGGGATTGGTACTAAGTATGTGAGTTATAGATTAAAGTCTGAGGTTCTCGAAGATGAACTTACTCGTTTAGGGTATTGTGTAGATTACGAATCAGAGGTGAACAAAACACCATCCCAGTGATGACATTATAGTTAATGTTCTGTACAATCTTGAAAACGAACGCCCCGGAAGGTGCAGCGCTCGTTCCTAAGCAACAATAACCATAAACTAACTATAAGAGTATATCATATGTCTCCAAAAATTGAAGAAGAATTACCAGTAACCGAACGTGCAGTGATGGATAATGCATTAAACGCCAGTGACCTACGAGTGTACGTAATAACACGTATAAAGGTAAAAGAGTATGAAGCCCGTGGTGAAGAGTTTGCCCCTGACTCTAAAGAATATGCTGCTTCTCTTGGAATTCACGTTAGAACGCTCCAGAAGGCTTTTAAAAAGCTAGAAGATAAGGGTTACATCATGAGAGAGTTCAAAAACAAGAAACGGATAATTTATGTTTAGACTGTACGAATTATTTAAAGACATAGCTGAAATGTTTGATGTTGATTTACCAGATGAGTTGGAAGATTCAAATAATAGTAGACCGAATCAATGATTTAGGTAATAATGCATACGTTTTAGATAATAAAAAGCCGGTCATGAAACCGGCTAATTAAGCATTACTGGAAACAATATTACTTGTTATTTTCCACTAACTCAGCAGTTGGGAGAATAGCAATTACCTACAAACGTGTCAATCGTTTTTGCTAAAAGATTGCCCAACTGCTGCGAGAACACTGCATGTTATTGAATCTCAGACTGTATAGCCATCACCTATATTTTTACATATACTCAATAGACCACTACAACTATAATACTATAAATTTAACTAACACAAGGATCGTGTGTATGTCTAAACTAGGCACTACTGTAATTCTAATTCATCCCGACACTTCACCTTTAGAGATTCTAGGCATCATGAGACTGCACCTAGAGACTGTTGAGCAATCTTATTGGATGAGTGTTCCAAACGTATTACCTGCGAATGAAATCCGAGAGAAGGCTTTAGGTTCGTTCTTAGAGTGCGTTAATTTATTAGCTGAAAAGTCATCCAAAAGGGGTACTGAATAATGTCAGATAAAAAACGAATTAATCATTTCAAGCCTGGCAACAACCAGGTTAAATACCAAGATGGTGATTACTTCACAGTAGTACCTAACCACCTAATTAAAACCATACCAATGAAGAATGCTGACATGTTCTTGGTTTGGACTTACCTGCAATCAATGCGTAACGATTGGCAACCTAAAGCTTTTCAGATAATGAAGCATTTCGGATTCAAGCGAACCAAATATAACAAAATCATGTCATGGTTGCTCAAATCGAAGTTGATAAGGTACGAGCAGGAACGAAAGCCTGATGGTTCCTATGGTGAAACATACTTAATTGTCCTAGATGGGCGTGATTACTGCGATACAGACGCTAAGTTGGTTGAAGAACAACCGGTAGTCGCAAATACGGCGAGCCGTAAACACGGCATACCGCAAAAACGACTACATAATAAAGATCAATATACTAATCATGATCAAGAAACTAATACTCTATGTGAAACTGACGTTCCACGGTTATCTTCTGCTCAAAAATCCACAAAACAGATGGAACTAGAAATTGTAGAATTGTTTATATATTGGCAGGTCATCTACAACAAGCCGAAGACTAAGCTACTAAAAGGGCGACACAAAACTCTTAAATGGGCTTTAACTAATTACACACTAGATGAATGCAAGCTAGCTATTGACGGCAATAAGCTCGATAAGCATAATATGAACCTGCCAGGTGGACACAACAAGTCTGGGAAAGTTTATGTTGAACTCAAAACTATTTTTAGAGATGAAGAGCAAATCGAAAGGTTAATCAATCAATCTTCTGATTCCAGTAATAATGATAATGAAATGCCACAATACATTATTGATGAGATAAGAGCCGCTAACTATGCATAATGACTTAAAAGTTCATGATATAGCTGCATTATTGGCTAATGATGCGCAGAATCTATGCTTGCAACTTTTGCCTAATGGTAAAGTAACGAAGAATAGTTCAGTGATGCTAATTGGTAACGTGCATAATGAGCCTGGCGACTCAATGCAGATACAACTAACAGGTCAAAGGGCTGGAAGATATCATGATAAAGCAAATCCTGATTGTCGTGGTGATTTACTCCAACTCATAAAGGATGTTAGGAATTGTGACTTTCCAGAGGCTATAAAATACGCTAAAGAATATCTAAGGCTGCCTGATGATTTCAAGCCTCAACAAATAGAGCGAAATGTAATAGCTGCGGTGTCAATTGACTATGATAAACCTAAGACTGTAGAGCAGTTTAAACTTGATAGAACTTCTGGCGCTTACAAATATCTTACTGAGGTGCGCAAACTTAGCGATTCAACTTTAAATGCCTATAATATTAGAACTGATGGTTTGTGGATGGTCTTCACATCCTATAAAGGGAACCAAGCTATCAGACTTAAGAAGATTCATTGTAATTTAGATGCAAAGGGTAAGAAACAAATACGCCAAGAGTCAGGCTGTGAGCCATCATTGTTCGGTATGAATGTAGTACCAAACTCTACGACCCAATTGTTTATAACTGAGGGTGAGATTGATGCATTAACTATGTATCAATATGGCTATCCTGCTGTAACTGGTCATGCTGGGGCTTCTGCTGATAACTGGATTAACCATAATTATGATTGGCTAGCTAGATTTAAGAAGATATACATTTGTTATGACGATGATGATGCTGGTCGAAAAGGGGCGTTAGTTATAGCTAAAAGGCTAGGTAATAGTAGATGCTACAATGTAATCTTTCCCAAAAATGATTCTAACGAATGTTTAAAGTCTGGAGTTACTAAGAGTGTAATTGAACGTGCTATATATGATGCTAGATGTTTTGACGATCACGCACAAATCAAAAATATGTGTGAAGCTCGTGAAGCATTTAAAAGACAGCGTGATGGTGTTGAAGAACTAGGCGAGTACTATTCATTATTTGGTAATAAAACGCAAGGCAATGTAAGATTCAAACCACAGCAAGCTATTTTATGGACAGGTGTTACTGGGCATGGTAAATCACAATTCTTAAGCCATATGATTGTCCATCAAATGACAGAGGGCGCTAAATTCTTAGTGATGAGTCTTGAAATGAGTATGAACGAACTAACATGCAGATTCACAAATCAGGTTGCTGGTCTGGCTACTGGTGAGGTTACAGATGATTATTGTGATGCCATCCATGATTGGTATCGTGATAAGCTTTGGTTTTATGATAAGGTCGGCACAGAAAGTACACTACGAATATTTGAAGTGATGACATATGTGATTAAGAGATTTGGCATAGATGTTTTTGTAATTGATTCACTATTTAGAATTAAAGGCTTAGAGGGTGAACCAACTAAACAGGCTGACTTTATGAATGAATTATCAGCATTTGCAGCAAAAGAGAATGTAACAATCCACTTGATTGCTCACCCTAAGAAAGATCAAAGCACGAAAGATGATTACACAACTCCTGTTAAACCCCACCTTGACACTATAAAAGGCTCAGGCGCATTAACTGACGCAGCCGACCAAGTATTTTGGATAAGGCGAGACATTAGCCGTGAACCAATTTTAAGAAAACTAGAGCGTGGCGAAATGATTACACCAGATGAGACGAAGAAGTTACAGCTTCCAGATACTAGTGTATTTCACCTTAAAAATCGTGAAACTGGGAGACTAGATACTTATTATTATTGGTTCAATCCTGTAAGCTTTCAGTACCTTGATTATAATTCAAAACCTAGAAAATACATTAAATACAGTAGTGCTGACGAGCTATAATTAAAGGTATAACTTCCAAGGATGGATAATGACTACCAAGACTAAGATTGTATGCCCAAGATGTGAAGAGCCTTTGAAATATGCTAAGGATAAATGTAAAGCTTGCCACAGATACGAAAAATCAAAGGCTAGAGTCTCACGTAAACGCACTTATGATTAACTATAAATGCGTTTACGCTAGATATTACGGTTAAGAATCATCCCTTATACTATCAAAGTGTAAGGCTTCCATGCGTTCTTTGGCTTGTTGAATATCTTCCATGCAGGTACACCACAGAGATTTGCTTCCATAACACTCGTGAGTATTCTCGTCACCGTGTAAGTCATCAATTCGCATAGCTAAATAATTAAAATTTACTAATTCCATAATATATCCTTTTAAAATGGTGGCATGTTAAAGTCTACAGGTTCTACTTCATAATCATCGTCTATTTCATCCAAGAATGCTTGGTAATCTGGTGGTAACAGCTCGCTAGTGAACTGACCTATGATTGATTCGTATAGATTTATTGTATCTTCGGGTAATTTATTGTACATTGTGTTCGTACTCCTAATGGTATTTGGTGTATATATACAAGGCTGGTGGGTGTTCAAGCACCTACTAGCCCCTAATTGTTATAATCCGTTAGAATATAACGAATCATATTGTTGTTGCTCGTACTCGGATTCGCGTTGATCTTCCATCTCTTCGTTTTTTCTTTCCTGGTCTAACTGGTTTTTCTCATACCCACTAAGGTCATTATAGGTATTATTATTGTTGTTATAAGTCTTCGCACGTGGCAAGTCAGGCCTCATAGGTTGGATTGGTTTAAATCCGTTAAAAGTATTTGCCGTTGCGTTTAAAGATATTAAACATGTTAGTATTAGTAATGTTTTCTTCATTTTCTTAGTCTCCGGTTGTTGTTAAAATGTGCCTTAATTACTTGGTATAACTGATATTTCTTATATGCAAAGTATGCTAAAACCCCTAAGCCACACGCAGCTATTAATATTAATATTGTTGTCATGTTTCTAGTCTCCTAGTTGTTGTTAAAATATTCAGTCAAACAATACATTATGACCATTATTGTAAAGCTAAACCCTATTGGTAAAAACCACCCACATAATGCCGCTATTATTAGTGTTATTACCATTAGAAAGTCTCCCTAATGTGTTCTACAATTTCGTACTCTTGTCGCCATTCGTCATAATCCATTTTATTAGTATCGAAAAATTCGCAAAGGTAATCTTCTCCATCATCCCAGCTATTAAATACATGACCCTCAAATACGTCATTAGCTGCCCAGTCTTGTACTATGTATTCAATCATTATGCTTTATTCCTATTCTCTTGTGTTAAAACTATCATTGCGCCAATCATGCTATATTCTGTTAATAGTTCGGTGGCTCTTTCTATACTGATATTATAAAGTGACGCTAAATTTTTAGCTGCAAGTTCAATTTCTGTTACTTTAAACATTATGCTGCCTCATCTTCGTCACCTTCATATTCATGAACTAAAGACTCTTCACAATCTGCAAGCATTGCAAAATACGCAACCTTGCAAACATGACTAGCAAAATCATCATAATCACAACCAACGTCACTAATAACTGTCCAGTTATTAGAGTGTACTAATACATCTAAAGACTTAGCGTAATTAATAATATATGAATGCTGGTCAATCTCTTCATGCAGCAGGTCACGCAAATCATCTAACTCTAATTCTTTGTTATCTTCTATTAAATCTTTAACTACACTTATAACCTGGTTGTGATATTCGCTGTATGTCATCATCATTCGCCCCTCATATCTAAAATTACATCCCTGACCTTTTCACGGTCTAGAGAATCACCACTAAATTCTATATCTGGGTGTTGCTCTAATCTCTTACCAGTTGCTATTATTACCTCAATGGTGGTTATACCTATTGGATATACTCCACCAGCCCCGTAAAAATCATGCATGTAGTCTATGAATTTATCCATTATGCCCCCCACATAGCTTGATTAGCTTCTTTCTTGATACGGTTAGTTATTCTCTTATACTCAGAGATAGTTATAATCTTTTCAGCAACTAGAGCCTTAAGCTTGTCGTATTTGACCTTCAATAATTCTTGGTGTGCTTCTAATTGCTCGTAGCTGATTTCTTGAACTGTCATTTTCTTACCCCTTATTTGTAAAGTTTTTCAATTTGCATTCTATAAACTACACCGGTTATCTCTCTTAGCGTTTTGTGTTGTTCACTCGTTATTTTATTAGCCAACATTGCCGCATCTATCTCTCTGTACTCTTTACGAGTCTTAGTGTTTAATCTTTTTTTCAGTTGGTTGATGCTCATTGTCTTGTCCTTTGTTGTGTGTTGCTTTGATGAATACATCATACCGTAACCCTAAAGTAACGTCAACACTTAGTTACAATTAATTTCCAATAGTTACTAATTTATTAGTTTAACTACAAGTTATTGATTATTATATGAACGATTTCTTTAGACCTGTAGCCATCATCTTTTACCTGTTTATCCACATGGTTATTAACATGGATGTCTACATATTTTGTTGATAAGATGTATAATACTATCAGAGGGATAAATTATGGATGATAACTTAATTAGATGCGTAAGGTGTCAAGGCGCGAAGAAATTATACAAAGTTGGCGGTGGATATTGCCAAACTAATAACGGTGGTGCATTGGTTAAATGCCCACTATGCTTAGGTGAAGGGATGACCAAACCGCTGCATTTAGCAGTCAAAGACATGGAGTCAAAGGATAATGACAACAAAAAAGTCAAAGCCAAGCGTAAAAGCCGAGCCAAGCCCAAAGCCGAAAGCGAAGCCACGGCAAAACCACAAGACTAAAAGCGCACGAGCTAAACACACGGCAAAACTTGCGCTGACCAGGATAAAGATGGACGCAGCCCATTATACTCTTGAAACCGCTGAATATATATGTGCTATGGTAGCTGTTTCCCCGCATGGCTTGTCTACTATATGCGCTAGAGACGACCATATTCCTAGCCCCACAACTATCAACTATTGGCGTAACACACATCCAGAATTTGATGAAATGTACGAGCATGCAAAAATCAGACAAGCTGAAATGTTAGCCGAGCATATACTTGAGTTGTCAGACGAATCAAGGGGTTTACCTGATGAGTTCAACGCTATCAAGCTTCAAATTGAAACACGTAAATGGTTAGCTGGTAAGCTTAAACCTCGAAGATATGGTGACCGTTCAACCGTTGAGACTATAGACACCACTAAAGAAGATGAAATGAAAGCCGACCTACTCGAGAGGCAGATTAACAACGATAAAAAGTACAAGAAGGATTACTAGTGCTTACTGAGAATGACCAGCGCAACATCAATCAATTAATGGATAACTTCTGTCAGTTCATGGATAACGCTGGTTTTACCCCTGAGCAAATTACGTGGGCTATGGTACAGGTAGCACGCGAAGCCTATAAGATTGAACTAATAAAGAGCAAATAGCATGGACGCAGAGCAAATTGATGAGGTATGCCGTAAGCGTGATGATATGATTGGTGAGATTTGCGCATTACTTCAAGACATTCAAACACTTCACCGTATAGGCGACAAATCATACAACCAATACATTAGTCAATACACAGAGTTCATGTCGGTGGAAATGATTAACATGTGTGATAGAATAGAAGGCCACCCAATAGCGGTAATAAAGTACTACTGTGATAAGTTCAACAAGGGTAGTGATGAGTGATTTTAACGCAAGACTAACGGCTGCTAGCAGTGTTCATAACAGATTCAAAAACAACGTAGCATATACCAAAAGATGGCAAGCTACCGCAGACCGTAACCGTGAGATATTCCTAATGCGTAAAGCTCTTGGGTTATATGATAGAGTCCACACCTATAAAGAGATTGGTGATATATTCAAGTTGTCAGGTGAGAGGGTAAGGCAAATAGTGTACAAGATAGAACGTAGGCTGCAAGATGACTGACAGCAAGCAAAGCTATTACTGTAAGTGCGCTGAGTGTGATAAAGAACTGTATGATATGTTGAATGAACAACCATGCAGTCATTTAACTTTAGAGATTGTAGTAAGAAACGAAACGCATATTGAGCAAGAGCATAAACGATTCTGTAATTTAAAATGTTTAAAGGCTTGGACTAATAAATGAAAGCTAAAATGTCTGACACCTTAAGAGAGATATTAGACAGTGACATTGACGCAATGAAACTTCGTCAAGCGTTAGATACTATGGGTGACTTAGGTATTACTAGTGTAACTGTAACCCTTAAAGGTCAGACTTACACAATTACAAAGGTTAAGAGGCAGTTATGATATATGTTCTACTGCTATGCGTGGCATGCCAAGGCATAATGATTGCTAGGCTGATACGTGATATACATGAGTTAGGCGTTAAAGTTAGTGCTAACCAGCGTATTGCAGAGATGAATGCCCAGAGTGACTCTAGGTATCGAGTTAGTATGACTAATATAGTGGCTGAGATGAGCCTGAAACTTAATAAGTTGTCTGAGAGGTAGGTGATTCATGAGTAAACTAACGGCAGCAATGGTTAATGACCTTGAGCCTAGAGAGCGTGAATATAAGGTAACTGATGGTGGTAACTTATATGTCAGAGTACGCCCTAGTGGATGTAGGACATGGGTTTATTGTTATAGAATGCCAGGCTCTAAGAGTCTACGCAAGAAGCATATAGGCTCTTGTGATTTGATATCAATCGTAACTGCGCGCAGAGAACATAAGAGATTAAAGAGGCTTGTTAAAATTGGATTAGATCCAATGGAACACGGAGAACCTTTGCTATCTCCCGACCAAGAGGTAGCGATTTCTTTTACCATAAATGATTGGTATTTAAAGTACTCCAGGAAATCTTTAACCAAGAAAGCTATAGATGATTTGAAGTGCATGCTAGGAAGTCTTAGGAACAAAGGGGTTAAATCATGAAAGATAGCAGAGAGTTTGAGGTTGATTACATATGTTCGACCACTAAAGCAACACTTAGATATATTGAATCAATGGAAAGGATTATTTGCAATTCTGAATCAACGGATGATTCTTTTAATTCAGCTGTCAGGTTCTTACAGGACATAAATAATTACACTCTTAATCTAGGTCTAGAAAGTTATATAAGTCTTAAAGATATTAAGGATATTAAAGATGGACAATAACAATCGTGCGGACTTAGATTTTATAACAGCTATATTGCAGACAGTCGCAGACCTGGACGAAAGTTGGCGTGTAAACTGTCTTCTGGTTAGATTCCAGCGATTACTACTATATGTTGATGACAACTACATAACTAAATAACGTGTCGATTTAATGCCCAAGGATGGACATATAATGGATGAAGAAACAGAAGTATTAGCTTTAAAGCTCAAAGGCTCATTAATTGAGTTTACAACAATGTTTTATCCGCTCTTAACTGGGCGCGACTTCATTATGCCTAGCCCGATATGCAGGGAACCACATGTTATTACAATCTCTCGAGCATTAACCCAAGCTTTTAGGCTAGAATTAGAAGACCAAAGATTAATAATTGCTGTTCCGCCCGGACATGGCAAGTCGACCTTGTGTATTATGTGGATAGCTTGGGCAATGGCCAACTATCCAGATTCAAGGTTTATGTACATCAGTTATTCTAAATCATTAGCAGCTAAGCACACCGAGACACTTAAGCGACTAATAAGTTTACCACAATATAAATTCCTATTCGGTATAGCGATACGCCATGACTCAAAAGCCAAAGAATTCTTTCAAACCACAGCGGGTGGACAAGTCGCAGCCTTTGGGAGCGCAGGCGCTGTGGTTGGAGTTGACGCCGGTCTGCCTGCTCTTGATCGTTTTAGTGGTGCGGTTGTTATGGATGATATGCACAAAATAGATGAGGCGCATAGTGATACCATTAGGGAAGGCGTAATAGAAAACTACCGAGAGACTATACAACAGCGTGCTAGGGGCGTTAACGTTCCATTTATCCATATTGGTCAAAGGGTGCATGAAGATGATTTAGCGAATTACTTAATTGAAGGTAAAGACGGCTATAACTGGGATAACATCACACTTAAAGCGATTGATGAGATGGGTAACGCTCTTTATCCTGAAGCTTTCCCTAAGAAGATGTTACTTAATAAGGCTGAACATGATCCTTATGTATTTGCTTCACAGTATCAACAAGACCCTGTAGCTAGCAGCGCAGGTATTTTTAAGACTGAATGGTTCTATGAAATGGATATGGAGCCAGAGATATTAGCAACATACATCACTTGTGATACAGCTGAAACCGACAAAACCTACAATGACGCCAGTGTGTTCTCATTCTGGGGATTATATGACATTAAAGTTAATGACAAACCGACTGGCGAGTTAGGTATTCACTGGTTAGATTGTTTAGAGGTTAGAGTGCAGCCAAGAGAATTAGAAGGCGTGTTCTTAGATTTTTATGCTGAATGTAATAGACATAAAGTGCCACCTTTTATAGCTGCGATTGAAAAGAAATCAACAGGCGTCACATTAGTTAGTACATTAGAGTCAATGCGTGGAATTAGTATTAGAAAGATTGAGCGAAGCAGGGCGTCAGGCTCTAAGACTCAGAGATTTTTGGATATACAGTCTATAATAGCTAGTAAGCGTGTATCATATACTGAAGGGGCGTTACATATGCCCATGTGCTTGGCTCATGTTAGTAAAATAACAGCCAATGGAAGTCATAGATTTGACGATATAGCAGATACATTAGCTGACGCTGTACGGTTAGCTCTAATAGATAAAACGGTATATTCTTTAGAAAGGCGAAGCAACAACAAATCGACCTTTCTCAACAAGATGACTCAAGGAATCGAGTCAAAAATCATTGCAGGGAAGCATAGACATGGCAATAGCGAGCAAACATACTGAGAGATTAGAAGAATTAAAGGGTAAAGTAGAAGATTGGCACAGGTATTTTAAGGGCAATATTGAGCGTTATAGGAAGTTTATGCGTTTTGTCTTTAAAAGTACAATGACTGATGAAGAAATAGCTACCTTACAAGAGATTAATAAACCCACATTAGAGTTCAATGTATTAGAGAGTTTCATATCTAAGCTACGTGGAGAGTTTAGCAAGCAGCAACCAGGGTTAAACGTAAGGGCAGCGGACGGTGTGCCATTACGAATGTTAACCCCAAAATTTACTGAAACCATGAAAGTTGTTGAAGCTCATTTAAGAAGTATCTTCTTTGATGGCTCAAATGATATGTTAGAGTATAACATTTACACAGATTTACTTGCAGGTGGTTTTAGTGGTCTTCGTATATCAACTGACTATATTAATGAAATGTCTTTTGAGCAGAAAATTAAGCTAGAGCGTGTATTTGATCCTTGCTTAACTGGTTATGACCCTTTGGCAACCACAAGTCATAAGGGTGATGGGCGTTATTGCTTTGAGTTATATCCAATGACTAGAATACAATTTGAAGAAGAGTTCGGCAAAGGCTCAGCTGAGGGCTTAAAATACACTAAATCTGTTGGTGATTTTGATTGGTCATATCGCAACGCAGATGAAGATATAATATTGGTGTGTGATTTCTTCGAGAAGCAGATTAAACGCGCTAAGATAATGAAGCTTACGAACGGTCATACTGTCACTGAAAAAGAATATGAAAAGATGCTGGTTGATTGGGTAGAGAAAGGTATTATGGCTCAACCCCCACAACCGATGGGGAAACCACGTTGGACTAATATTGAATCAATTGTTCGTTTTAGAATCTGCGAAAATGCTGTATTAGATGTGCAAAACACTAACTATAAGCATTTACCTATAATATTTGTAGATGGTAATAGCGTACAGCTGACAGAATCAGGAACATCTGAGCAGTTTACACGCCCTTATGTTTATAACGCATTAGGTGTTCAAAAGCTCAAAGACTTTTCAGGTAACTGCTTAGCAAATGAGTTAGAGAATCTTGTTCAGCACAAATTTGTCGTTGCTCATGAAGCAATACCAGAAGAGTACGAGACAGCTTATCGAAATGTGCAGAAGGCTGATGTTTTAGTTTACAATCACTTTCAAGATGAGAACAATCCAGATGTAATACTGCCACCACCAAGGGAAATACAACGCACACCAATACCACCACAGATAGCTGAAACTTTCAGGTTAAGCGATGAAATGACAGTGGCCATTCTTGGTAGCTTCGATAATTCACAGGTTAGCAGGGCAGATTTATCAGGCAAAGCAGTTGTAGCTAATCAAATGCAAAGCAACGCTGCAAGTATGCCTTATATTGTTGGGTTCATCAAAGGTATTAATCGTGCAGCTGAGATGATTGTTGATTTAATACCTAAATACTACCGTACACCTAGAAGCCTACCAGTATTGAAAGCCACTGGTAAACGTGAATATGTAGAGATTAACAACAAGTCCAATCCAGAAAGTCTATATATGGACTATGACGCAAATACATTAGACATTAAAGTTGAAGTAGGCACAAACTTTGCGGTACAAAAAGAGGTCGCACTTCAGACTATTTTAAGCTTAATGGGCAGTTCAGAGATTTTTGCACAGTTCATCAATCAGCACGGCTTGCAAATTCTACTCGATAACATAGATATTCGGGGTATCGAAGAGCTACAAGAAGAGGCTGCGAAATTTGAAGCTGAGCTACAACAAAAAGCTGAGCAGGGCAATCAGATGCAACAACAAGAGGCTCAAATGGCACAGCAACAAATGCAGGTTTCTGCTAAGCAAGCCGAAGTATCACTTGCGCTAGGCGAGAAGCAGTTAAATGCTCCAGCTAAGGAAGAAATAGAATTCTTGAAGTTACAAGAGAAAGTTAAAGTCGATCAGGCTAATCTAGCGCTTAAAGAGCGTGACGCTGATACCAACTTCCTAGAAATTCTGAGTAAAATCAGAGCTGAAGATGTAGATCAAGAAATCACAATGGCCAAAGTAGATGCTGAGAATGCCCGGACAGCAGTTACCGCCCAACTTGATGTAGCTAAACACTTACATGAAGTAGAGCAGGCTAATAAACCAACCGATAAGGAATAATAGGTGCAAAATATTGTAACGATGACAATGGATAAGATTCTAGCTTTGGATTTAGATCCTACATGCAAAGAATGCGATTCGAGAAACACTAAATTCTTACATAACTATGATGCGTTTGGTAATAGTTACAGAGTGTGTAAATCATGCAAGGCGACAAGGCTTATACAAGGTAATGCCAAGGGGGTTGATTATGCGGTTTAAGTCTCAAGAAAAAGAACACTACGTCAAAGTTTCTAGCCTTGAATATAAATTAGAGCCTCATGACAGGGCGACAGTTTCAGATTTAATGGATCGTAATTTTGAAGCAGTATTTTATTATTGTCCCAGGAAGTCCGTTAGAGTCCATAGGGATTTCAATATCATGAGACGAAAGTACCGTACTTGCAATAGTTAATTATAAACGTATTATTATTATGTAATTAACAATATCAAGGAAAGAACCATGAGTTTAACACTAGAAAAGTTAACAGCCAGACGTTCGGATTTATTAGAGACTCTTGAACATAGCGAATCAAGCCATGGAGATTTAAAAGAGCGACTTAAAGATGTTAAGAAAGAGATTGCTAATACTCAAGGTGCAATTATTGAGCTAGATCATCTTTTAGACTTAGCTGGATAAGTTGACCTGCTAATTTGTAATACCTTGTCGGTGTATTATACTACCGATAGGGGTTACGCTCGTTGCCAAGGATGGCGACTTTACCTAGCTACCCCTACTACCTTAAAATTCCACATAAATCAACCATCAGTGAACAAATGTTCGCCCATAACTTGTGCATGCCCAAACGTTCGTATATAATTTAGATAGATTTACAATGTGTACGGAACACTATAAACAACCGGTTATTACGTTTTAGCTAACGGACTTAGCTAACGACACTCATCGATACGAGGCTATCACCGCGTTCACACGGGTTAAATGGAACAATAAAGGGATTTATAATGCAAGAGCAGGAAGCACTAGAGCAATCATTAGCACAAGAACAAGTACCAGTCGAACCGCCAGCTGAGAAAATGCTGACACAAGACCAGGTCAATAAGATTGTGCAACGTGAGAAGGAAAATGCATCAGTTAAGGCACGAAGGGAAGTAGAGCAAGAGTATCAGCAGAAGATGGAACAGGCTAAACAGATTCCTATGCAGCAAGCTGCACAGAATGAAAATGTTAGTCGTGAAGTCGATGCGGACGCTATCTACCAGCAAGTGCAGGAAAGAATCAACGCTGAGATGCAGCAAAAGCAATTCGAAACCGAAATGTCTGGCGTTGCAAATAGTTACCTTTCCAAAGTTGATGCAGCCCGTGGTTCCTATGAAGACTTTGACGCTATTACAGCTAAATTTGACGCTAGCAAGTTTCCACAATTGGTTTACTTAGTATCGGGTTTAGAAAATGGTGGTTCAGTTATTTACGATTTGGCTAAAAACCCAACGAAATTAGCTGCTATTAGTGTACTAGCAAAAGAGGCTCCAGAGATGGCACTTCAAGAATTACAGTCATTAGCGCAATCGATTTCCCTAAACAAGGAAGCTGTTGCCAGTGCTGGGAATTTTGAATCCGAACCTCCGCTCGACCGCCTAAATCCTTCAAGAGTTTCAGGAAGTAATGGTGAGCAGTCTGTCAACGATTTGAGATCTATGCCTTGGCTTAGGGGGTAGCATTCATATCTAGTCTTGTTAGCCGTTACCCCTGTGTTCACTTATAACATGGAGAGTTAAATAATGGCTAATAATACCTTACAGGACGTCGCAACTTATAATAAAGCGGGTCTTGCGTTACTACAGAATAGTAATTGCTTTTTAGCAACTGCTAATAAAAAATATAAAGACTTTGACAGACAAGTACCAGCTAACCTTGGCACGACTGTTAATTTCGATCTTCCACCTAGATTCAACACAACTAATTCACTAGTAATTTCTAGTCAATCTGCTGTGCAAAGAGTCCATAGCTTAACAGTAGATCAACAAGCTTCTACAGCTTATGATTTCACTGCTCAGCAATTCATTTTCAATGTTCGCGATTATATGGATGTCTTCGGTCGTAGTGCTGTTGCTGAAATTGGCGCTAAAATTGAGGCTAACGTTGCTTCCTTAGCTGAATCAAATTGTTATAGATTCTTCGGCGATGGTGTGACTCCAGTTAGTTCGTATCTTCAACTTGGAAACGCGCTAGCATTCTTCAGAAACTACGGTGCTGCTAAAGAGAACACTAAAGGTTATTTGTCTGATTTGACTTTCCCTGCGATTGTTAACTCTGGCTTAAACCAGTTTACACCTCTTAGGAACGAGAAGGAAATGATGAGTTGGGAAGTTGGCGCATTTAGTAGATGTGACTGGTATCAGTCTAATTTACTAAAAACTCACACATCTGGAAGTGTAGGTATTGCTGGTACTGTACTAACAGTTTCTGCATTTACTCCTGATGCTGCTGGCGCTGTAGCTGCTATCACATTTTCTGGCGCTGGTGCTGGTGATGTTGATGCTATTAAGCAATATGATAAGCTGCAATTTAGTGATGGCGTAGCTGGTCAAGCTAATATGCGTTACCTTACATTTATTGGTCATGAGGTTTCTCAATCACCTGTCCAAATGAATGCTTCGGCTGACGCTGCATCTGATGGTGGTGGTTTAGTAACTATTACTTTCAATCCGCCTTTACAATCTGCTGCGGGTAAAGCTCAGAACTTAAATGTACCACTAGCTGTTGGCATGCAAATTACTGTATTACCTTCACATCGTTGTGGTTTGATAGTAGCTGGTAATCCTTTATATCTTGCTATGCCAAGATTACCTGAAGAAGTTCCATTCCCTACAAGTAACTTAATGGATGCTGCTTCTGGCGCGTCATTAAGACAGTACTATGGTTCTCAGTTCGGTCAGAATCAAAGATCGATGGTTCATGATTGCATATGGGGTTCTACACTTGTAGACGAATATGCAATGATGGTTGCATTACCACTATAATCTAATCAATAAAATTCTAGGGGCGTATGCCCCTTTATGGAGAAAATATGACAAATGTACCTATAGTCAATGCCGGGCTGAAATATGTCAACGGCTTAAATTTATCAAATGATGCGGTTGCGCCTGATACGATTATAAATATCGCTGCTGGTTCTGCTCGTGATTCTACTAATGTAAATGATATCGTATTAGCTGCTGCTGTTGATGTTGATGGCGGAGTGGTTGGTGCTGGTGGCGTAGATTTAGCGGTTATTGTTTTAGACAGTTTATACGCTGTTTATGTAATCGGAGATTCTACTAAATATAAAGATGCTGCTGGAATTCTATCTTTAGACCATGATAAGCCAACTCTGCCACGCGGTTATGATATGTGGAGACGTGTAGGTTCTGTCTTAACTGATGGTGCTGCTGATTGGTTGTTATTCGATCAACGTGGTATGGGTAGTGATCGTGAAATGTGGTATAGAGCTTCTGTTGCTTCAGATATTACTGCTGGTGCTTCTGCTGCTTATGCTGCTGTTGATATTTCTGGTTCGGTTCCGGCTCAAGCTACTGATGTGAACTTTGCATGCGCATTTACACCTACCGCTCCTAACGATGAGTTAAATTTGCGTAATGGTGATTCTGCTGCGGCTGGTGATAGCCAAGCTGTTGCTTCAGGCGCTGTAGCTGCTGTAGTTGAGAGAACAATGCTTAGATGCCCTTGTAGTGCTACTGCTGCTTCAGCGGTTGACTATAAAGTTACTGGCTCTGCTGTTGCTCTTAATGTTCAGTCATACGTAGACCAACTAGCGTAAGGGATATAACATGACATACACCGTTAATGAATTAATATCGAATTCATATTATGCTTCAGGCGTTGTTTCGCGTGAGTTTGAAACTGTTAGCGGTGGTCAAGTTTCTGATGGCCTTCAATGGTTGAATGATATTTTATCTGAGAAGGCTGTCGATTTAGCTCTAATACCGTATGAAACTACATACAGTTTTAATGCATCTATTGGGGTAGAAACATATTACATACCAGGTTTATCACAAATTAGTACATTAGTTTTTTACAAAGATAATGTACGTTATTCGATGATATTTGAAAAGCGAAATCAATATTTTGGTGCGCCAAGGGTTGAAACAATTCAATCATTACCATTTGAATGGTATTTTGAGCGTGAGTTTGGTGGTGGTAAACTTTATATTTACTTTAAACCCGACAGAGTATATCCAATTGAAGTACATGGAATATTTAGACTACAGAATGTATCAAAAGGTCAGGATTTATCATTAAACACGACTGTAGCAAATCTTGGAGTGTCAACAGTGGCAGTTCCAGGAGAGTTAACAGGTGGTCAATTAGTGGTTAATACTGTTGATTTAGCAGGTACTTATGCAACAATTGGTGCGCTGGTAAATCACATTAATACTGGTGTAGTACCAAATGTTACAGCGGCAATTAATGTAAATGATTTTGTATTATCTTCGACGACTGACACACCTGTAAATGTCACATTATCTACAACTGGATCAACTCCTGTTATTACCGATAAGGGCGCAGCAGTTGTTGCATCTTTAGCTGATATGGCGGCTACTTATGTTAATGGAACACTAGGACTAGGTGCGACCTTAACTGGTACAGCTACTCCATTAATTGTTGATGGCGTTACTATCGGGTTAGATGAAAGGGTTCTAGTTAAAGACCAGACATTACCGGCTGAGAACGGCATTTACACGATGAGCACATTGGGTACAGCTGCGCCAGTGGTTGCCTGGGTGCTAACACGAGCCGCTAATTTTGATACATCAGATGATATTCAAACAGGTAATTTAGTTTTAGTAAGTGGTGGTACGCAAGCATCTACATATTGGGAACAAGATAATGCAATAGTAGCTGTTGGGACTACAAGTATAGTATTTACTCAATTTTCAAATATTAGTTTCAGTTCATTTAGTACTAAAAGCACATCACTTGAAAAGATTTACAGGCCGAGAGGTTTAGATCAATTTTACATCACATATTTAAAATATGCTTTATCAGATAGAATTTGCGCTGAGTATAATTTTGACACACCAGAGAATGTCAAACGACAACTTGGAAAGTACGAATCATTTATTGCTCAAAAATCTAGAGTTATGGATTTGCGCAATGAGAAAGTATCAACCTTAGGTAGAGGTAGTGCGTTGAACTACGGAATGATAAATATCGGTAAAGGATATACAAGACCTGGCTAATTGACGAGGGAGAGAAGATGCCAACAACTAATTCAAATGCAGTTCCTGTCAATATAGTTGGCAGCTCACAGTTCGCAATTTATCCAAAGATGAACATCGAAAAGACATTCAATATGTTTATTTCAGATGAATGGCTGATTAATTATGCAGGCTATCAGCGTAGATTAAACTTAGGCTCAGGAGTTGAAGGTCGTGGTTTATACGCATCTTACCGTGGCAACTTTATGATAGCTGTTGCTGGAACGGGTGTATATAAAATAACTGAAGGATTAGGATCGGTTTTCATTGCAAATATTGACACTTCTCACGGAGGGGTTAGTATAGCGGAAAATCTCAATAGTCAGATTTGTATTGTAGATGGATTGAAAGCATATATTTATAATTATGAGACTGGCCAATTCGCCACACAGACACTGCTATGGAACACCACAGTTGAAATTACACCTAATTACGTTGATTTCCATAACACATATTTTTTATTCGGTTCAAGCCCAGCATCAAATAACCCGCACACTTGGTACGCTGCAACATTTGCAACTGCAACTACTATACAAATAGCACTACAAGATCAATTTACATTATCGACCAAGCCAGACTATGCGTTAGCTGTCTTACGAATTCCTGGTCGTGGTAATAACGTGATTGTAATTGGCTCAACGGTAGCTGAAATCTGGACGCAGGTTGGCGGTACGGAGAATTATAGGCGTGTATCATCTAGCAATATTAATGTTGGTACAATATCTGTTGATACTATTGCCACAAGTGATGATAAGGTTGTATGGTTAGCACATAACGAAGACGAATCTCCAACCATCATTGAAACAAATGGTAGCCAGCACAGGATAATATCTACTGATGGCATATCACATTTAATGGAAACTTTAATTCATCCAGAAGAATCATCAGGTTTTATTTATAAGCAAAACGGTCATTTATTTTATCATCTTACATTTCATAACCCTACTGACAATTTATCATTACTATATGATTTTAACACTGAAAAATTTTATCATTTATCAGATGAGAACCAAAATTATTATCCTGCTCGCCAAGCTGCGTTCTTTAATCGTAAAGTCTATTTTTCATCTTTAAATGATAATGGAATATACGAGATGTCTCCAGATTTATTAACTTATAATTATAATTTAGATGCTACTATAGTTGGTGATGTGATACCTAGAATTAGAGTTACAAACACAATTCGCAAAGATGATTCATCAGTATTTAGAAGTAATAGCTTTTCCTTCTGGCTGGAGCAAGGGGTAAATAGCTTCACAGCGGCAAATGAAGATGAGGTTGTATGTGTTGGTCAATTAGCAGAAGAAGATACTGGCGATGCTATACTTACAGAAGACGGTGTACCTATACTTAATGATGAGGGTTACTGTGTTATTAATGCCAATAGGCCACGAGTTGATTTATCATTCTCTAAAGATGGTAATCAATCGTTTAGTAATATTGTATCAAGGAATTTAAATTCTCAAGGTAATTATAGAAATCAAATTAACTGGCATAGGATGGGGCAAGCCAATGAAATCACGTTTCAATTAAGGTTTTGGGGTTTATCAAGGTTTGTAGCTAAAGATGCTACCCTGGAGACTTACTAATGACTGTTTCAAAGCTACCGCCATTCTATAATATGAATTATACTGATGACAAAGGAAATTTAACTGCTGAGGCAATGCTTCATAACGATCAAACTTTCCAGACTTTAGATCAAGTAGTTGGTGCGGTAAATGACGGTTGGGTCTTTCCAAGTTACGATAACACAGCTATCACAGCATTTGGAGCTGATGCTGATGTTGCAGCTGGAACTGTTTGGTTTAGTAGTACAGACAGTAAATTAAAAGTTAAAACAGCAGCTGGAACTATTCAAACAATCACGAGCGCGTAAAGGGAATTTATATGTCAAATTTTTGGAAGAAAGCTACACAAGCCGGTGCATTTGGCGCCCTTGGAATGTTTGGGGGTAACAAAAACCCACAGCATGAAGCTAATAAGTATTTAAATCAGATACCTGGTCAATCTCACCAAACATACGACCCTTATATCCAGCAAGGTCAGCAGGCTGGCCAAAACCTAGGGCAGCAGTACGGTAAAATGGCTCAAGACCCAGCGGCATTTTATGAGCAGTTAATGGCTAATTATCAGCCTTCAAAGCAATATGACATGCAAAATCAAGAACAGCAAAGAGCGGCTGGAAACAGTGCTGCGGCTGGTGGTATGCGCGGAACGCAACAAGATGTCAATCAAGCTGCACAGATATCCGATAGACTTATGGGTGAAGACATGCAGCGCTGGTATGGCAATGTCAGTGGGCTACAAAACACAGGGCTAGCAGGGCAGCAAGGTATGTATAACACGGGCTACGATGCTTCAAAAGGTTTAGGTGGTGATTTAAATAACGCTCTTGGTCAGCAAGGTGGCATGGCATTTCAAGGTGCACAAGATGCAAATCGTGCTAGAGGCGACCAGATGAAAATGTTAATACAAATGATGGGTGCCGTTGGTGGTGCTCCAACATCTGGATTCATGAAATAAGGATATATTATGGTCTACGATCCAAATAGTTTTACAAGCGCAGCACAGTTACCGACTCAGGGCGATCCAAGAATGCAAGGCTTAATGGAAGCTTTACAGTCTGGCTTTAAAACGTCTCAAATGCCTAGACAAGCGCAACAAGAATCTACAGGTGCAGACCTTAGAAATAAGATTCTACAAGAGCAATTACAGCAAACTCAATATGCGACACCACAGAAGAAGATGGAATCTGAACAACAGCAGATGCTTTATAGTTATCTACAAAATGCTTTTGGTCAAGGTGGACAAGCCAGTCAAGGTCAACAAATGAGTCCACAGCACCAGCAACAAATGCAACAGGGGCAAATGAGTCCAGGGCAGCATCAGCAACAAATGCAAATGGATCAGCAGCAACAACCTAATATCCAGAGTCCGAATTTTGATACATCTGCTTTGAATCAGCCTATAGAGCAGGGTCAAGAGCAGCTAGGACAGCTGAACACGCCTGGCATAAGCCAACGCCCTGGTATTAATCCACAGTCTCCAGATGGCGTTACATCGCCTGGTGATGTTAATGTTGTACGCGAATCTAATCCTGGTATGGATAAGATTGACGAAGCATATTATAGCAATCCGATGGTTAAAAAGTTTCTAGAAGGACAGGGCTACAAAGAGAAGATTAGCACACATCAAGACCCTGCATCTGGGCAAGTATTTCAAACTATTGAATACCCAAGCGGCAAGATTGAGCAGCGTGCTTATAAAATTGGTGACAAGCCTGAAGATGTTACAGAACGCAAAGAAGTTGCTAAAGAAAGAGTTAAATACAGGGGTGAGTTAGCAAACAATTATAGTGCTGTACAAGATAATCTAGCTAATACAGATATGGCTCTTAAGCTACTTGAAGACAATCCTAACGCTAAAAACGTAATTGGGCCAGTTAACCAACATATGGCTAGGTTGTTCGGTAAGGATGAAGATAGAGAGTTATTAGGTCAGTTATCTACTACCTCAGGAAATGTTGCACTCGATGCTGCTAAGGCGATTAAAGGGGCATTTACTGGTCGTGACCTTGGGTTAATAAATTCAATGAAGTTTAATCCAGCTGATACTTACGGACAATTTGTTGGTAAGTTAAAAGCCATGAAGATTTTAAACGAGAATGTCGCTAAAAAAGTCGAATTTATAGATAAACAGATGGGTAGCGGCATGTCTAGAATTGAAGCTATGAAAGCGGCTAGAGAGACTATGGGGTTAGATGAAGTGACTTCAGAGGTTAAAGGCTTGATGAGAGGTGTTTCAGCGGAGCAAAATCAACAACCCATTGATCGTTCTAAATATACTCAAAAAAATGGCAAATGGTACGCATTATGAGAGAGGTTACAGACCCAAACATATTATCCCAATTAAATGCTGCTGAGCCAGAGCAAGAATCATCTAGTTTTGATAAAGCGACTAATTGGATTCAGGAAAACATCAATGAACCAATTGGCAGGCCTTTAGGGGCATTAGCTACTGGTGTAGTTTCAGGTGTTGAGAAATCTGCTGCTAGTCTTGGTAATTTAGCGTTAATGCCATTTACTGATAAGCGAATACCTTATTACAATCCAGAAGATATGGCTAAATCACCAATGGAATCAGGGCTAATGAAAACTGGGCAATTCTTAGGTGAATCTGCTCCAGTAGTAGGTTTAGGTGGTAAAATCAGCAAAGCTATGGGTGCTAAAACTTTAGCTAAAGAAATGCTAGCTAGTGGTGCGGCAGGTTTTGCACTTGGTGGTGATGAAAAGGATGATTTATTTAGCCGGTCTGTAAGTGGTGTTCTGGGCGCTGGAGCTGCTGGAGTTTCTGGTCTTACATCTAAAGCAATATCTAAGAAAGTTGGCGCAAGAGCAGCTACATTAGAAAAGAAATACAGCAAAGAATACAAAGGAATTTTTGATAGCTTAAAAGACACAGGGCTTAATAAAGAAAGCCTACGAGTTCCATCAGCGATAAAGAATATTGAAGGGTCAGAAGCAGCTAAAGGATTTAAACCCCAACTAAAGAGGTCACTTTCTACTTTTACTAAAGACCCTAATTTTAAAAATGCTCATGAACTGCAAAGTTTATTGAACAAAAGTAAGATGGGCGCTGATAAAGATGTTGCGAACCTAGCTAGAGATTTACAAAGGCGTGTTCGTGGTGAGATGTCACAATTCTTAACTAAGAATAAACAACCTGAAATACTTAAGAAATACATTAATGCTACTAAAGGTTACAAGAAAGAGATGTCGCCATATTTAAATAATGCTGTTAAGCAATATCGATCTGGCAAAGATACTCCTAAGCAATTAGTTAAATCTTTAATTAAAGATGCTGGTACAACAGGGAAGTCAAAAAATTATAGTGAAATACCAGGGTTTTCAACACGCAAAGCTATTTCCGATTTACCGCCAGCAGTAAAACATGTTGGTCAGGGTGTAGGTTTGGGTGTAGGCGCGAGTGGTGCTGGAATGTTGGGATTACCATATGCTGATACTTTAATTGACGCATTCAGAAAAGGATAATAAATAATGGCATTAGATGATAGATATATTGTAAGCAGCCCTTTAGACCAATTTTTCGTCGACAAAGATACTGGGCTACCGTTGTGCAACGGTACGCTTACATTCTACAGGGATTCCGCTAGGACAACCTATAAACCTGTGTATCAATTAACTGGTACGCCAGCGGATTACACATATACAGCTTTAACTGACCCAATAACTCTTAGTAGCGTTGGTACTGTTCAAAATGCAGGTGGCAACAATGTTGTAATATACTACTACCCATTTGAAGGCACACCAACAGCAAATACTGGTGTGTTAGATTTGTATTACATTGTTTGCAAGAACGAAGATGGAATTGAACAGTGGACACGTGAAGGTTGGCCAAATCTTAATGCAAGTAACGACCCAACTAAAGATCAGTTTCCAGTTCAAAACCAAGTAGCTAATCCCCAGTTTACTAGGGTATTTATTAATGAAGATTTAGATACTGTATATAGTGTGACAGCCGATACAGTTAGATTTTCATTGGCTCCAGATTGGGATATAGAAGTTCAAAGCGCTATAACTGGTACTGTTACTGTTTCCCGAACTGCTATTACTGGTATTGCTGGTGTTATTACAAGTCCACCATATGTTTTAGATATAAGTGTTGCTGCTGATACAACATGCAAACTGATACAAAGATTTGATACAAACTCTGGTATCTGGGGAAGTACAACTAACGAGCAGATATTTTTATCTGCTGCTTTAGTTGGTCAAAACGAAGCTGCTGGAAGTGCTGCTATAGATATGTATTTTAAAGAGTCTACAGGCGCAGAACTTAAAATATTATCAGGGGCATTAGAGAATGGCTCTTACTCTTTAATTAAAGGGGTTTTAGGTGTATCTACGGCATTACCTGCATCTGTAAATACGCAAAGCGGGACTGGTGCTTATGCAGAAATATATGTATCTTTAGAAGCTAGCGCACATGTTACGATTAGTAGCTTGCAAGTTATACCCACACTTGGTGATGCTGGAACTAATACAGTTCAATACGATCCTAAGACTAGTAATCGTGAACAGGCTTTAATGGGTGATTATTATATCCCAAATTTAGAAGCTAAACAGGCTGCTAGTTTATTAACTGCCTGGGATTTTCCATTAAACCCGGCACAACTTGGCACAGCTAAGACTATTACGGCAGCCCCGGCATATATTTGGGATCAAACAATAGCTGCTAGGGTCACTGGCGCGGTTACTGTAACACGAGATGCGACAACAAATGGTATAAGTTTTAGCAATGGGTCAGGCACTGAAGGTTTCTATTTAATGCAGTATCTAACGGGTGCTGAAGCTAAAAAGATACTAACTAACAAACTTTCACTAAATGCTGTAGCTTACAAAAGTGCTGCTGGTTCTGATGTAACGATGCGTGCATATATGTACAGAACGATTGCATCATATGCTGAGTCAAGATTAGCCTCAACAGTTAATTTAGCGGGTACTTATGCTAACGGAGCGGCTGGATTGGGTGCCACATTAACTCAGACCACTGGTATGTCGTTATTAAGTGTTGATGGTAAAGCTGTGGTTGTTGGGGACAGGATTTTAGTAAAAGCTCAAACAGCTCCTGCCCAAAATGGTGTTTACACTGTAACTGTTATTGGTTCAGGCGCGGCTAAATGGGTATTAACCAGAGCGGTAGATTATGACGTTGTAGCTGATATGCTTCAAGGCGCTATATTCCCAGTTGGTACTGCTGGTAATACTTTAGATAGTACCACATGGGTGCAGACTAACATAATTACAACAGTTGGTACTGATGCAATTGCTTTTGCAGCTTCTGCAAGTGTACCATTGTTGCCAGCTAGTATTGGTTCAGTTACCACTGGTGGAGTATTTACATTAAATACAACTGTTGGCGAAGGATTGAACTGGACAGAAATTACAAGGAATGGCTTAGGTACAGCGACTGCTAAGTTACCTGTTATAACTACTTCGGTTGATTTGAATACTGACTTAGATATTAAGTTTGTAGGTTGGGAAGTGACTGTTGCAACAGAAATATCCAATACTGATAAATTCGCAGTAGTAGTTACCTTTGAAGTTCCTACAATCACAACTCAAATAACTGTAGATTCAATTAGTGTAACTCCTGGCAATATACCTACAAGGCCAGCGGTTGAAACTGCTGAACAGGTGTATCATGATTGCAGTAGGTACTATCAAATGACATTCCCTAATGGAAGTACGCCAATACAGGCATTTGGAACTCTAAGTGGAGATAATACTCATGGGGCGCAAACAGCAGCAGCAAATAACTCACCAAGCATTGCATTTGTTCCACCACTTAAGGCAATACCAAATATGACAACTTATAATCCAGTTACTGCGAGCCTACAAGCTAGAAATTATGGTGGAGCATCTAATGCAACTGGTACTACTATTCAAAATCTTCAATTGAAAGGCTTCTCGTTTAGTTACAATTCTACAGGTGGTGCTGGTACTAGAGTAGGTTTACATTGGGTGGCTGATGCACGTTTGGGCGTGGTATAATAACTTAAATTTATAAGGATATAAAGATGATAAGATCATACTTAGGACAACAACCGGTTGATGATTTTGGCCAACAATTTCCAAGCTTAAAATACAGTGCTGCTGTAGCTGCAACGACTGATACTTTATTAACCGTTCCAGGTGATGCACCAAGGTATAAAGCTTTAATCAAGTCCAGCGTTGATGCAGTTATGTGGGTTGCTTTAAATGAAGTGGCTGATGTACCAGCTGGGGCGGGCTTTGCTGCTGACACATCCGAATTAGTTCCAGTAAATGGGCAGATGTGCCGTGAAGTTGTTGCAGGAGATGTTATACATTTTTATTCAACTGCTGGTGGTGATGTAAGCGTTGTCTTTTATGCGATAAACACGATTAATTAAGAGGCGCTATAATGGCTGATAACAAGTTTAGCGAATTTACAGATGGTAAGGAAGTTCAAATCGGTGACATAGTTGTTGGTCTGCGTTCTGGCGTTAATTATAGATTTGATTTTCCTAGTGATGGTATAAAAGATGCCTCTGGTAATTATTTATTTAAATATG